GCTTCGATGAAGTGAACAACGCGAAGAACGCGCTGCAGGAAACGGTCAAGGAGCGCGACGGTCAGCTCGAAACGCTGAAGAACTCGACCGGCGACATCGAGGGGTTGAAGAAACAGATCACGGAGCTGCAGGCGGCCAACAACGAAAAGGACAAAGCCCATGCAGCCGAGATCAAGAACCTCAGGGTGAACACAGCCGTCGATGCGGCGCTGAGTGGAGCGAAGGCCAAGAACCTGAAGGCTGTCCGCGCATTGATTGAGCTGGATAATGCCGACCTCGACGAGAACGGCGCCGTCAAGGGCCTGGACAGCCAGATCAAGAAGCTCCTGGAGGCGGAGGACACGAGGTTCCTCTTCGATACGGATGTCAAAAAGACCACCATGAAGGGTGCGAAGCCAGCCGAGTCTGGCACTGACGAACCTGAGAAAAGGCTCGACCTCACTAAAATGACCTATGAGGAGTTGGCGGCCTATATGGAAACCAACCCTGACGCGAAAATATAAGGTTTCGAAAGGATAAATAACATGGCAAAGTTTGATAGAAAAACATTCAATCCGGAAGCGTTCGGGAGGTATATCGACACCATACCGAAAATCCGGAGCAACGAGCTGATAAGATCAAGAGCTTTGCAACCCAACAGCCAGATCAGAGCGGCGTTCTCGAACCAAACCGGTGTCGTGTACGCCACGCTGCCCATGTTCGGGCGGCTTGACGGCGAACCGATTAACTACGACGGCGAAACCGACATCACGGCGCACTCAACACCTACCTACGACCGGGGCGTAGTGGTCGTCGGCCGCGCCAACGGATGGGTAGAGCGGGACTTTTCCGAGGACATCACGGGCGGCGCCGGGTTCATGTCCAACGTGGCAAGGCAGGTTTCCGAGTATTGGGAAGATGTCGACCAGGATACGCTGATCGCGATCCTGAACGGCATATTCAACATGAGCGGCACGCAGAACACCGAGTTCGTAGAAAAGCATACACATGACATTTCCGACACGGTCAACCCTGAGGTGGGCGCGGCAACCCTAAATACCGCGATCCAGCAGGCGAGCGGCGATAAGAAAAACAACTTCAGCCTGGTGATACTGCACAGCGCGGTCGCCACACAGCTTGAGAACATGAAGCTTTTGAAATACATGACCCAAACGGACGCGAACGGCGTTGAAAGAAACCTCTCCCTCGGCACATGGAACGGGCGCACCGTCCTGGTCGATGATGATATGCCCACGATCGATTATGGTTCATATTCCAAATACACGGGTTATGTGCTGGGAGTGGGCGCGTTCGACTATGAGAACATCGGAGCGGAGGTGCCGTTCGAGATGGCCCGCAACCCGGCCAAGAACGGTGGCGAAACCACGCTGTACAGCAGGCAGCGCAAGGTGTTCGCGCCTTACGGCATAAGCTTCACGAAGGACTATATGGTAACCAACTCCCCCACTAAGGCCGAGCTTCAAGACGGCGCCAACTGGACTCTTGTCAACGACAGTGCTGGTCACTATATCTCCCATAAGTCCATCCCGATCGCTCGCATCATCTCAAGGGGGCAAGAGCCATGCCTGTTACCGGGCTGTTCGACGGAATGAAAGCCACAATCACGCAGGCAACAGGCTTGACCGATGACTTCATCGACGATGTGGACCTGCGCCTCCAATCGCTTGGGTATGTCATACAGGATACCGATGATTGGACGGTGGCCTTCTCCATCCACAAGACCGTGAACGCGATAAAGAACGAGTGCAACGTGCACGCCGTGCCTGAGGGACTGACCCAGGTTGCGGTGGACATGACATGCGGGGACTTCCTGCTCACGAAGAAGAATAGCGGCCAGCTCCTGGGTTTTGTTTTGGACCTGAATTCGGCTGCATTGAAGCAGATACAGGAGGGCGACACCAACGTGGTGTTCGATGTTTCAAGCACATCCTCCCATGAGCAGCGGCTGGACTCATTGATACAGTACCTGCTCGACTACGAAAAGCCCCAGCTTGTGGCATATAGGCGGATGAAATGGTAAGGGACGCTCTGCGTGTCCTGTGGACGGACACATGCACCGTGACCGAATACCAAGAGTATGTGAGGGACAACAAATCCACCGGCCACACGGAGGTGGACGTATTGACGGATGTGCCGTGCAAGCTGTCGTTCGAGCGGTTGCAAACGGTGAACCAAACGGAGTCAGCCCCCGAACTGGTTCAGGCAACGAAACTATTCATCGACAACGATATAACCATAAAGCCGGGATCGAAGATCACGGTATACAGGAACGGCAGGACCTTTGAGTATAGCCAAAGCGGCGATCCCGGCATATTCACGAACCATCAGGAAATACCGCTTACGCCGTTTGAAGGGTACGCATGATGGCGATGGCGAGCGCAAAGGTCAAGGCGAATATAAAAGGGCTTGAGAAACTCGCCGGTAAGCTGAACAAGTTGAGCGGTGAGCAGCTCAACTTGTTCAATGAGGACTCGATCAAGGAGCTTGCCGCCAGGCTGCTGCGGAAGGTGATCCTGCGAACCCCCGTCGGCCAATATCCGGCGTCATCCGGCAAGGTGGGTGGGACACTGCGGCGCGGATGGACGGTTGGCGAAGTAGTCAAAGACGGGCATACCTACACCATCGAGATCATCAATCCGGTGGAGTACGGTATATACGTGGAGTTCGGTCATCGGACTATCAACCGCGTGGGATGGGTGGACGGGCGTTTCATGCTGACCATATCCGAGCAAGAGCTTGAGGCAGACGCCCTGCGTATACTGGAAAATAAACTAAACTCGACGCGCTGTTCAACCCGGCGTCGCCGCTCTTGATCGATACGGTGCAAACCGAGATCGACCCCACGCAAAACAACGGCGAGGGCTTGGGACTCGCGCCGATCGGGCATGTCGTGACCGTGGTGACGGCAGAGCCGGTGACGGTGGATATCCAGACAACCGTCACCCTCGACGGGGTGACGTGGGCCTCGGTTAAGCAGGATGTGATCGACAGCCTGGAGGCATACTTCCTTGGCTTGCGCATGAGTACGGGATTTCGCGGTTCGAGAGGATCGCCGGGATCACGCCGGAGCCGGACGATTCGCTTGAGTCCCGCCGCATCCGCGCGCTCGCGTGGTGGAGCGACGGCGTACCATGCACGATCCGGTACCTGAGGAATTTCCTAACGATCGTAACGGACGGTAACTTTGACTTGATCGAGAACTTCTCCAACTACGACTTCCAGGTTGTAACACACCTTGGCGCTGAAGGAGTGGTCGATGATCTGCACGGCATCCTGAGATACATGATCCCGTGCAACCTGACGTTCGATATCCTCAACGTGCTTAACGTGATTGCTGAGGGGAGCGCAGCAACCGGCGCAACGGTCGTCACCACGACCACATACTTGGTGACCAATGAGTTTGACGAAGTTATCCCATAAAACGAAAGGCGGCTGTTAGATGTCCCGATTCTCAAATGTGATCATAACCGCGAAAGGGCAGGCGCTGTTCTCGAAGCTGATACTGGGCCCTGCGGAGGGTGTGCGGTTCACCCGCATCGCCACGTCATCGAAGGTCTATACACTGCCGCAACTTGCGAAGCTGCTTGAGTTGGACGACGTCAGGCAAACAACCCCGGTCAGTGGCGTGGGGCGGATGAACGATACGGCTATCAAGATCATTGGCGCCTTGAACAACACGGAGCTGACACAGAGCTACAGGTGCAACACCGTTGGCGTATACGCCGAGGACCCCGATGACGGCGAGATACTGTACGGCGTGACGATCGTTGACATGACGATCCCGAACAACGCTCCCAACTTCATTCCTGCGTTTAACAATGTGACCAGTACAGCCATCGTGTTCGAGCTGATCATCTCCGTGGGCAATGCGCACAGCGTGAGCCTGGAGGTCAGCCCCGCAGCCCTGGTTACGGTCCAGCAACTGAACGACCATGAGAGGATGACGGTGTACAGCGAGAACGGCGTGCATGGGATGCGCTACCATCAGGATGTCCTTCAGGTATGGAACACCGACACGGAGGAATGGGAAACCGTCTCAACCGGCGGCGATCCGCCCGAACCGCCGATAACGTACAAAACCTTTGGGGTATCGATCGATTTGGGCAACAGCAACCCCGAAGCTGCGGTGACCTATACCGACGACGCGGTGAGCATGGTCGGCGGATCGCCGGATTGGGACGATGAGCATATCTTCAAGGACATCAAGCCGTGTGTCCTTAAGAACGGGGTAGTCCAGTATT